TACTAGCTGAACTACGTGCTGCTAACTTAGTAGACGTAACTACAGTTACTGATGGTAACCTAACATTCCAAACAGTGTTCGGTGGTAAGTTCCGTCTATTACTCAGCCGTGTTGCTCAAGGTGACTTGTCTGCTTCTGCTAACGTAAATGATCGTTCTACAAAGACCACATTCATTTGCAAGCCAGGTGCTATCAGCTTTACAAACATTGCTGTTCCTACACCTGTTGAAGTTGATCGTAGTGCAGCTGCCTATACTGGCGGTGGTTCTACTGCTATCTGGTATCGTTATGGCTTCGTAGTTCATCCAATGGGCTATGACTGGGCTGGCGCTACTAATGCCTTTGCTACCAATGCTAACTACGGCACTGCTGGTTCATGGGCACGTAAAATGAATGCATTGAACTTAGGTATTCTACCTATTCTCCACGCTTAATCCATTAGGAGGAACTGATGGCACTAGTCCTAGGTACAAACACATATGTAACTATGGTCGAAGCTGATGCATATTTTGATACTCGCATTGATGCGGGTGCTTGGATAAATGCTCAGGATGATGATCAGGAGTCAGCATTAGTGACCGCAACTCTTATACTTGATGAAAATCAATTTATTGGTGTTGCTGTCAGTTCCACACAGAGTCTTGCATGGCCTCGTAAGGGGGCTTATATTTTTGATCCTAGATTAGGACAAGAGGTTAACTTTAGTGTAACTGAAATTCCAAAAAGAATGAAACAAGCTGTTTTAGAAATGGCTTATCATTTATTATCTAACGAAAATTTGTTGGATAATAAAACACAAAACTTTGAAGAAATTTCAATTGGTACTATTACATTGAAAGATAGTAATAATGATACGACTAGGACTCCAGTAGTTCCTAATCTTGTTAGAAAATACCTAAAACCACTTTTAGTAAACCAAGGTTCTACTCAATGGTGGAGGGCAAATTAAATGTCCCTTAAATCAAAAGTACAACAATCCGTGGATACTGCCTTTGAGAAATTAAAGGATCTTTCGGTAACAGCTACTTTTGACAATAAGATCGTCAGTGGATTTAATTTTACCACTGGTTCGATTGTAAAAACGGATCAGACATATACAGCTCAAGGCTTTCTAGGAACTAGTAAATCTTTTGAGTCTGGTATTCCTGTGACTACAACTTCACTCACAATTAAAAGTAATCCTACAATTAACTTCGATAGCTATTCTCGGGTAACCGTTAGTAGTGTAGAATATGGTTGTAATGTTATTTCAAAAGATGATTTTGTTGTTGTACTCTCATTAGCAGGAGTATGAGTATGTATAGTAAACTAAAGTCAGACATATATGGTTTATTTGCTTCAAGCGCATGGACAACAACTGGATACAAAGCGTATCCTGCCAACTACAGTGGAATAATAGACACTACTACTTCTTTTATTAGAATTAGTATTCTACCAGGAAGCGGTACAGTTGATGCTCATGGGTTTAAGAAAAAATTCTCAGGTATGTTAATACTATCGATCTTTGTCAAGGCAGGTAATGGTGATGCAGAATTGTTCACTATTGCTGATACTATAGATTCATTATTTCAAGGTAAGACTTTGACAAATGGAACCCAATTTGGCGCAAGCACAGTAATGCAGCTTGGCCTTGATCCCGCAGATAAATCTCTTTATCGTGGTGATTATTCAATAAATTTTAAAGCTTATGGAGATTAAAACACATGGCACATATTACATCAATCGGAGCTGGTATTTTCTCAGCTATGGCCGTAAACACAACCGAGATCACTGATCTCACATCAGTAGATGATTTAACAGAACTAGTTGGTAAATTCACTAGTGCTGCTACATTTACTGAAATCAAAAATGTTCGTGAATTCCCACAAATTGGTACACCAGCTAACATCGTTAACGTACCTGTTTATGGTCAAAAGACTTCTAGCCAAATCCAAGGCCAGTCTGATTCACCTAACTTAGAAGTTACCTTAAACTATATTCCTTCTGATTGGACTCCTAGTTCAGCATTAGGTGCATTAGTAGGTAATGGTAAGGTTTATGCTTTCCAGTTCTCTATGCTAAATGCTAAGCCAGCTGGTTTACATACTACTGCAGGTGCTACTGGTTTAGGTTCAGTTAATAACTCTAACTTTTACTTCGTTGGTAAAATCGAAGCCCTATTAGTTAGCCCACAGTTAACAGACGCTAACCAAGCTACACTAACATTGTCTTCACAAGGCGGTTTCTTCGGTCCTGCGACTGTTGGTCTCACCTAATGACAATTTGGGCTAGTTTCTAGTCCATTTACCAGGGGACGCTAAAGAGAGATCTAAGGCTCCCCTTGGTAGTATTTATAGTATATATTAAGGATAAGTATGATTGATAACAATCAAGATAAACCACCATTTAGTAAGTCATTCGTTATGAAGACTACATTCCGTCATATGAGACGTAGTGTTGATATTAGTATTCGTAAATCATTTGAAAGATTTCAAGATTTCGATAAAGAAAGTATAGCAGGAAGAGAGATTATGGAAACATTATCTGTATTGCATACAGTAAGAAAAGTTCTAGATGACTTTCAAGAAAATAATAAACATCTATTTAATGATAATAAATAAAAGTAAGGAAATATAATGAAACATTTAGTTGGTAAAAAGATTAGTAAAAAAGTTGACTTCATGGGTGATAAAGTTGAGATCAAGAAACTCACTGTCAATGAAGTTTTAAGAATCCAGGAGGCTACAAAGAATACCTCTGAGGAAGACCAAATTAACACTCTTCGTGTAATTTTACGTTTAGCCGTTATTGGCGCAGACGAATTATCTGACGAGGATATTGCAACTTTTCCATTAGAAGAGTTGACGTCCCTATCTGCAGAAATTGTTAAATATTCTGGTATGGTAGGTTCAGCTGAGGGAAACTAAGCCCTGAAGAACTGACAATTTATGAGTTAGCATATCATTTGCATATGCCTGTTCATAAAATTCTAGATGAAATGCCTTATGAAGAATTCATCGGGTGGAATCAGTTCTTCGCATCAAGACCTGTAGGTTGGAGAGATGACTATCGTACCTCTCTGTTGCTTAATGCACAGGGAGTTAAGAAAAGAGGTTCTGAAATTTTTGAGTCACTTAAAGCATTAGAGAGAACTAATAAATCAAGGATTAATCCTGGTTTCTTAAGTTTACTCAAAACAGCCAAAGGTGCAGAAGATTGGAATCCAACTATAGAGTGAGGTAACTATGAGTTTAGGTATAAGAGTAGATTTTGAAAAAGAAATCAAAAGAATCCAGAAAGAGGCTGTTTCTCTTGCAGAAGCAACTATTAAGGAAAGAACAGAATTTACTACAGAAGCCTTACGATCAGTAACCCCAGTAGATACAGGTTATGCAGCTAGTAGATGGAAGTATAGCATGATCAAGATAAATGGTGAACTTGTTGGTAAAATAGATAATGATGCGCCATACATTGGTATATTGAATACTGGTTATTCAAAACAAGCGCCACCATTTTTCATTGAACAAGTGCTACTTACTATTGGTGAAGTTTCAGCACCAGTAAACTTTAGCAACGAAAAATAAATAATAGCCCTAGGATGGCCTCTAATAATGAGGATTCATTTTAGGGCTTTTTTATTATGGAGAACAAAATATGTCAGTAGAAATTAAAGTCACGGCAGACACAAGAAAGGCATCCGAAGATATAGATAGACTACGTGGTCTACTAAAGAAAGTACAGGATGAGGCTGCAAAAGGCAGCAAGAAAACAAAAATCTTAGACGTTGATGCAGATCAACAAAAGATTAATGGAATAAATAAAAGCATACAAAATTTAAATGCAAAATTAAAACAATCACCAAGATATAAAGTATTTGATGAGAGATCCTTATCAACTGCTATTTCCCAAACAGGACAAATTAATAAAAATATAGATAGTATAAACAGTTCTGCAACAAAATTAGGTAATACTTTAAAATCAACATTTGCTGTTGCTGCAGTAGGGGTATTTGGTACTTCTTTATTAAAGACAGCCCAACAATTTGATGGTATTAGAACTAGGTTAGCTATCGCAACTGGATCTATTGTTAAATCACAAAAGGCATTTTCTGATATTCAGCAATTTGCCGCTGAAACAAAATTCAGTGTAGATGCATTAGCAGATTCCTATGCACGTCTCGCTAATACAGGTAGCACATTATTTTCTAGTAATAGACAAGTATTAGATAGCTTAGAAGGTATAGCTAATGCAGTTACTGCTGTAGGTGGCGGAGATTACGAAATCCAAAGAGTAACAGAAGCATTTTCAAGAATGGCATCTGAAGGTCGTGTAACATATGAGCGACTTGAACCTCTTGTTACCATTGGTATTCCACTACAAAGAATTGCTAAGGAAGCTGGTAAATCATGGGCTGAATGGTCAGCTACAATGGAAAGAGGCAATCTTACATTTGATGAAGTATTTAAGGCTTTTAATAAATTAGCCTTCTCTACACAAGGTTATGGTGGAGTTGCTAGGAAACAAGTTAATACACTATCAGGATCGTTCTCTAATTTAGGAGATGCAATAAAGAATCTTCAAGATGTAATTGTTAACAGTACTGGTTTGAAAACAGTTATTATTAATGTTGTTAACTCAATTACAAAGGGTATCCAAAAGCTTGCTAAATTTATTCAGTATGACTTAACAACATCTATAATTGATTTTAAGATTTTTGTTTTGGGTCTTACTGGTTCTTTAAATATAGTTAACAGGTCAATTAATCAGTTTGTACAAAATAGTAAGAAAATAGATTTAAGTAATTTTGTACCAAATATTCCTGATTTTAAATTAGACCTTGATTCTTATATGCCAAGGCTAAATACTGTTAAACAGAAAATTGATGACTTTGGAAAATTTGTTATTGCAGTATTCTTTAAAATATACGATGTAGTTGTCGGTAATTCTTATTGGCCTGACACTATTATGGGTATTGCTAATTGGGCAAATAAGCTATATGGAATGGCAACTCCAGGAATAACTAAATTCTCAAGTTATGTAGTAGATGTATTTTCTGATATCAAAAATGCATTTGATATGTGGAAAGAGAAAATACAAATTGAAGTAAAAATTATCCAAGATGTTGGAGCATTAAAATATATTGAAAATTTATTTGATGATATTGTTGCTGCTATAAAAAGATTAGGTAACTCTGGTTTGGAAGCTGCTGCTTCAGGTATTAACTACTCATTAGACTTAATTGGCGATAGCATAAAGAAGTTAGCTCAGTTTTCTAAGTCTGGTGCTGGAAAAGTATTTAATGAATTCACAAATGCAATGACAAAGCTACTTGGTGTATTCTTACCAGGATTAGGAGAGATGCCACTATTAGCTGCTAAATTACAAGCAGCATTAGCTAAAATGGACGAATCACAATTTGATGTGTCTTTCCAAAATTTTAAACTAGATATTCAACAAAAGTTTAACAATATATCTACAAGAACATTAGAACAAAACTTAGCTTTAGTTATTGAAAATACAGTAGAGCTATTCCAAAAAGGTATTGCAAATACTGATTTAGCTAGAACAGCATTTTCAAGTTTAGGGGAAACGTTTGGGCGTATATCTGCTAGAGCTTTGAGAGATGATATTAAAACAACCTTCCAAGAGGATTTGCAGGATATTATTATAGCTGCATTTTTAGTTGCGTTTAATAAAGGATTCAGGCAAATTGCTGTTGCTACATTAATCTTTAAGATTGCTTTTGGAGAAGATGCTAGTTTTGTAGATGGTTTAAATAGTCTTAAAAAGCATATTACAGACTTTGGTAATTCAATATTAAACGGATTAGGTCTTGAAGGCTTTGCTCCTAGCTCAGGTGGGTTTATTGTAGGCTTACTATTTGGTACAGCTGCATTAGCTATTGCCTCTGGTAAGATGACTTCCTTAATTGGAATAGTAGCAAAAGAGTTAGCAAATTATTTTATCTTATCAAAAATCTTTAATAAAGACAATACAGGTGCTGCTACACCAGGAGCAAAAGCTGCTGGTAGTACATTAGGTAAAGTATTCCAAGGTGCATTTGCTGTTGCTGCTGGCCTTGCTGCTTTATTTATTGGTTCCCATATTGGAGATGCAATTGCAGAATCATTAGATGTAGAAAATACATTTTATCATTTAGGTATTACTGCAGGTGCTATCTTTATGACAGGGTGGGCAATAAGCGCAGGCGCAGGTGCTTTTAGTGCTTGGGCAACTATTACGGCTGGCCCTGCAATTATACTAGCTCTTAAAAGATTAGCACTAGCTGCTGTATTCTCTGCTTCAATGTTTCCTGCAGGTGCAGCTGTTCTTTCTGCTATGGGTGGAATATTAGCTGCTATAACTGCATTCTTTACTTTACCCGTTTTACTAGGTGCTTTAGGTATTGCTGCAGGTAGTTCATTACTCTATTACGCATTATTTGGTAATAAAGATGCAAAGGGTATTGAAGGAAAAATAACAAGATTAGCATACTTCCTTGGTGATAAATTTAAAGAAGTTTCATTCTTTATAGGTGATGCTTTTGGTGCAGTATTTGATTCTATAGGTAAAGGATTAAGAGACGCTGCTGACTATGTTGTTGGTAAGTTTAGTGACCTAAAGAATTTCTTTACAGAAAAATCATTTAGACCTGCAGGATCAACTCCTGTAAAACCAACAGTTACTGAATTAAATCCACAACAAAGAAGAGCTAGTGGTGGACGTATTAGTGGCCCTGGTACAGGTAAATCAGACTCTATTATGGCTAGACTCTCTAATGGTGAGTTTGTAGTTAATGCTAAAGCAACCTCCGAGAATCTACCATTACTTCAAAAGTTAAATAGTGGCCTTCCAGGTTTTAATTCTGGTGGATTAATTGATTTAGATTTCTTAAGAAGAGAAGAAAATGGACCATCAGCATTACCAAAGACATATGGTTATGTGCCACCTAAAGGTGTATCGGGTGTAACTATTGCTACGGGTCTTGATCTAGGGCAACAGAGTTTAACCAGCTTATCTGATATGGGTATTCCAAATAATTTGGTTACTAAGTTAAAACCTTATATTGGTAAGAAAAGAAAATCAGCTGTTAATGCATTACTTAATAAACCACTAAGCATTTCAGATGCTGAGGCTGCGTTAATAGAGCAAAGATCAGTTGATTACTATATCAATTTAACTAAAAATCAGTTCAAGAATATTTCATCAAGTGTTAATGGTCAATCCTTTGAATCATTGCCAAAACCAGTAAGAACTGCGTTGGTATCTACTTTATTCCAAACAGGAAACATTACTAGAGGAAATAGTAAATTAGCTGCTACTGCTGCTGCAAAAGGTGACTATAAACAGGCTGCACATTATTACGACGTGTGGGCTAAATACAGTGAATACAAAGGTAGAAGATCAAGAGAAGCTGATTTATTCCGTAATGCAATCTCTAATAAAATATTAGATGAGAACCAACAATTACCTAGTAAAGAAAAATTAGATACAATTAAGAAAGATAATGAAAATATCTTTGATAGGTTATTTAAAAGCTTTACAAGTGTATCTAGCAAAACAGATAATGTTTTACTAATGGATAAATTACCTCAAGCCTCTAATAGTGAGATTGATGCATTACTTTCTAGATTACAAAATTCGGATATAGGTGGTGGTAAGAATCTTAGTATAAGAAAAGATAAAATCCAATCTGCGATATCAGATAAAATTGGTAAACCCGCACTTATTAATGCAGGTGATCCAATGGCTTTATTACAAGAAGCCCAGTCTAAGTATAAAGCTAAAACTATTATTGGTAGAATTTTAGGATTACCTAAATATGCAGAAGGTACTGAAGAACCTATTAACAGTCCTCCAGAAAATTATGGATTAAAGATTGCTGACTTTAAAGGTAATAACTTTATAACTAATAGAAATTTTGCAAAAGAATTAACTCCTGGTGAACAACAAATAGTAAAATCGGCAGAATTAAATAAACAATTAATAACTTATTTAAAGAATTCTGTTAAGGCTGATGTTTCAAATTATTTTGGAGAAAATCAAGATTATATTAGTACTAGCCAAGCCATATCTAAAGGTGCACTAGAGGGTGCAAGCTTTGATTTAGCAGGTGGTAAACTAAGAGCAAAAGTATCTAAGAATGGTTTAAGACTTAACTACACAAAAGCATTTGCAAATGGTGGTCAAATAATTGGAAAAGGGACTGGTAAATCCGATTCTATTCTTGCTAGGTTATCTAATGGTGAATTCGTAGTTAATGCTAAGGCAACTAAAGAGCATCTACCACTACTACAATCAATGAATAGTGGAGTCTTGCCAGGATTTGCTGGAGGTACTAAGGGGCCAATTGGAGAAGTGTTTTCTCAAATTGACCCTAAGAAACAAGTTCAAGAGTTAACTGTTGGTAATGTTAAAGTAAAGCTTGATTTAACAGATTTTCTAAATACAATATCTGATATAAAAGATAGTAATTTATCACTATCTAAAAATACAGATGCTTTAGCAAAATCACTTAAATCCTCCTTAGCTACAATAGAAACAGCTGACTTTGTTACAAGACTAGGATTTAAAAATGCACCTATTGGTACTTTAAAAGAATCTTTAGAAAAACCAGATGCTATCAAAGAATTAGAAGACTTTTACAATAATAAACTAAAACCTTCTGGATTTAGAAGAGGAGTTAAAGGTCTTTCAAGTAGTGAATTTAGTACTTTAAAAGAATTAACTTTAGCTTTAATTCCTGAAACTAAAGACTTACAAACTAAAGATCTTGATACTCAATTAAGATCAAAGTTAAGTTCAAATAGTGATGTTACTAAAGCTATTGCAGATAGTTTTAGACAACTTCGTTCTCTAGAAAACATCCAGAAAAGTGGTGTAGATGTAGATGACCAAGTTAAGGAGATTATTGATAGACTTAAAGGTGAGATAGTTAAAGCTGCTCCTGAAGTGTCTAGTAATATCAAGGCTGGTAACTTCTCAGCTAAATCTATTACTGAAGGAACTGAACAATCTAGAGCTTATATTGAAGATTTTAAATCTGGATTTTCTGAATTTCTTAAAGGTAAGAAGACAGGTAAAGAATTTGGTACTTATTTAGCAGACCAATTTACATCTCGAGTTGTTGATTCTTTTGCTAAAAGTTTAACAGATGAAATATTTAGTACTTCTAATTTCATAGAACTATTTGCCGCACCTACTGAATTTGGAACAAGGCTTGGTGGACTGATTGATAAACCAAAAGTTGAAGATGTACAAGCACCTCCTGTTGATGAAAGCTTATTTTCTCTTGGAGGTATAACTGGTTTACTAGGTGGTAATAAGGCTGGAACTTCTCCGCTAAAACCTTTATATACTAAAGAAGTACCAGGAGTAAAAGATTTAAATAGTCTTACTGGTGGTTCTTCTGGTGGAATATTTGGTAATCTATTTAGTGGTGCTAGTCAATTATTTAGCAAAGGTTTAACTTCTTTTGGTAGTTTATTTACTAGTGGTGGTAATATTGCATCAGTACTAGGTATGCCTGGTTTTGCAGATGGCGGTGTTATTCCAGGGGCTATGGGTAGTGCCACTCCAGTTCTTGCTCATGCAGGTGAGATTGTATTAAATGAAGCTCAACAAGCTAGAGTAGCAGCTGCTATGACAAATCAAAGTCAACAGGTAGTTAATGTAAATATCACAGGTGATATTAGTCGTCAAACAAAATCAGAAATTTATAAAATGCTCCCATCTATTGCTGAGGGGGTTAACTCCCACAATAGAGAGAAAGGTTTAAGGTAATATTATGTATGGTATCTATGAAAATGGAGAGGTGATTGCTCGTTTTACAGCACCATTGACTGTAAGAAGTAACCAACCAGTCTTCGTTTCAGATACCCTTTCGCTAAAGAGATTCATTAGTCGTAGGAGTGCGCAGCGTTGGGAAATCGACGCTGGCCTCGAACCTCTAATGAATGATGCTCAAGACTTAATGGTTAATTTAGTGACTAAAGGGTATTCTGAGGCAGTTACAATTATTGTACCCCAAAACTATGGAGCAGTAAGATCTAGAACAGCTATCGGTGTTGCTACAGCAACTGGAAGTATTGGTTCTGGACAAGTAAGTATATCTGGTTTATCTGGTTTAATTCCAAAAGGTACTTTTATAAAATTTTCAAGTCATTCTAAAGTTTATATGACAACAACAAACGTTTCATTTACTAATGGTATATCAAGTACTATTAGTATTTTTCCTACGTTAATTGCTGCCGCATCAGGAACAATGACTTATAGAGATGATGTTCAGATGCAATGTTTATACGATACTAATATAGTATCAGGTATGGTTTATAGTGATGGTATCCTAATGGATACTGGGCAGATAAGGTTATTGGAGAAGTTATGATTCAATTTAGTACAACAGTTAGAAATATACTGTCTCAACCAACTATTGAGGCATTTTATTTAGTTGAGGTATATGTGTCTTCAGGTACAACATATCGATCAACTACATATTATAGGGATGTAGTTATAACAAATAATTCTGTACCAGTTACTACATATTATAATGATGGCAAACTAGTACAAGTTGACAGTCCAAGATTGTCTTCTACCGTAGATAGAGAGTTATTTAAAATAAGCTTTGCAGATCCTACATTTACATTTGGTGCAAGTGTAGATTCAGGTTTAATCGGCAAACTTGTAGATGTTAAGGTAGGTTTTGTAAATCAAACTACTAAACTTCCTGAGCTAGATATTGCTAATCTATTAACTGTATATCGTGGAAAAATAGATAGTACCGAATATAGTATAAATACTAGTGTTACAGGTGAAGTTTTATTAAATGTTAGTTGCTCTAGTCCTATGAATGATCTTGATTTAACTAAATCTTTTTACACAACTAAAGATGCTACCTTTGGTAGAGATTCTTCTGATACCTCATTTGATCAAATCTATGAGGGATCAGGTGTGCTACAGCTTAAATGGGGGAAGAAATAATGGCTATAACAATTGTAGCAGGAGTAGTGCTTACTGCTCAGATGGCTATTACACTAGCCTCAATAGCTTATCAAATAATTCAAGCTAGAAAAATGAAGAAAGCTGCTCAGGCAGCTGCTGAAGCTCGCAAAGGTTATGAATTAGTTGTAGAAGGTGAAGGGGTTACACTTCCAGTAGTATATGGGAGAGCCAAAGTTGGTGGAGTTAGATCTTACCATAATACTTCTAATAACTTTGTTATGGCTACTCCTAATTCTGATAAAATATTTTTAACTCCAGGATTTGATACTAATGTAGAAGGTAGAGCAAACGAGTTTTTATTTTTCCAGCAAGCAATGTGTCAAGGTCCAATTAATGGAGTCTATGACATTGTAGTAGATGAATCAAGATACTTAGATGATCCTGACTTATCAACTACTCAAATAACAACTACAAGTACTAATACTGGAACTGAACAAGATCCAATCTATTACTACTCTGCATCTAATACTGTTAAGTCAGGACTTAGAGTTGATATCCATTACGGTGATTTGCCAGTGGCTGATTCTGTGATGTCTGCAAATAATCCAGAAAGAGTAAGCTCAGTATTTACGCAGATTAAAGATCAAGTTGGATTGGCTTATGCTTCTGTCTGTATTAAACTAGATAGAGATGATCCAGCACTTAATGGTGTACCTACTTTACAATTTTTCCTTGAAGGTAAAAAAGTCAAAGATATTACTAGAGCTGGTACTGTAGGCAGTTATACCTATTCATTAGCCACAACTAGAGCTTATTCTAATAATCCAGCATTATGTTTGCTAGATTATTTATTAGACGATACTGCTGGAAAAGGGTTAGATACTAGTTTAATTGATTTAGAATCATTTTATAATGCTAAACTAATTTGTAATACTACTGTGTTACCAAATGCATCTATAGGTGGAAAGATATACAAGCCAACATTTAACCCTTTAGGTGCTGAAGGAGTTACTACAGGTAATACTAGAGCTATTAGACTCTATGAATGTAATGCAATTATTGATACACAGAAGCCATTAAGAGAAAATGTTGAATCTATCTTGTCAACAATGGGTGACGCAAGACTTATTTGGTCTGGTGGTAAATATAAATTAAGTTTACAATATCCAACAAGTAATAGTAGTATTGTAGTTGCAAATACACTAACAGATAATGATTTAGTTATTGATGATAATGTAAGTATTAATTGGCCTAGCTCAAGTGAGAGATTAAACTTTTGTACAGTAAGATTTCATAATGAATCTGAAAACTTTAAGGAAGATACAG